GGAAATACCTTTGTCCCCCGTAGTTCCTTTAGTGCCATCTTGACCTTTTTGCCCTTTGCCTCCGGAAGGACCTTGGATGTTTCCAGTTGGTACCCATTGGGCGCCATCCCATTCGTAGACATCGCCAGTCGCTGTATCGAGATATTGGTCTCCTATATTAGTACCAGGAGTGCTTGGTGGTCCAACAGCAGATGTCCAACTATCTCCTTCTTGGCCCTTGAGACCGTCTTGTCCCTTTTGTCCTTTTTCTCCTTTGTCACCAGTTGTACCTTTGTCTCCTATATTTCCTTTGGTACCATCGATGCCCTTCTCGCCTTTAGAACCGGCTTCGCCTTTGTCGCCAGTAGCGCCTTTGGTACCGTCTTCACCCTTCTGGCCTTTACCTCCAGCCGGACCCTGAATATTTCCAGTAGGCACCCATTGTGCGCCGTCCCATTCGTAGACATCGCCGGTGGCCGTATCCAAGTATTGGTCACCTATGTTAACTCCGGGAGTAGATGGGGGACCTACTGCTGAGGTCCATGAATCACCTTCTTCTCCTTTTAACCCATCAATTCCTTTTTGACCTTTCTCTCCTTTGTCTCCGGTAGTACCTTTATCGCCAGTGGCGCCCTTAGTCCCGTCGATACCTTTCTCACCTTTAGAACCGGCTTCGCCTTTATCACCAGCAGTTCCCTTATCGCCAGTAGTTCCTTTAGTTCCGTCAATTCCTTTTTGCCCTTTGCCTCCGGCAGGACCCTGGATATTTCCGGTGGGGACCCATTGGGCACCATCCCACTCATAAACATCGCCAGTGGCCGTATCTAAATACTGATCACCTATGTTAACCCCAGGAGTTGAAGGCGGCCCAACAGCGGAAGTCCAACTATCACCTTCTTGTCCTTTAAGACCATCTTGTCCTTTTTGACCTTTTTCCCCTTTATCTCCAGTAGTACCCTTGGTACCATCAATTCCTTTTTCTCCTTTATCTCCGGCAGTACCCTTGTCTCCCGTGGTTCCTTTGGTACCATCGATACCCTTCTCTCCTTTATCTCCAGCAGCACCCTTGTCTCCAGCATCTCCCTTGGTGCCGTCAATTCCTTTTTCCCCTTTATCACCAGTAGCACCTTTCGTACCGTCAATGCCTTTTTCTCCTTTGTCACCAGTATCTCCCTTGGTGCCATCAATTCCTTTCTCTCCTTTTTCTCCAGCGGTACCTTTGTCTCCTGTATCTCCTTTAGTACCATCAATGCCTTTTTCACCTTTCTCTCCAGCAGTACCTTTATCACCAGTATCGCCCTTGGTACCATCAATACCCTTTTGGCCTTTATCTCCAGCCTCGCCCTTATCACCAGTAATACCCTTATCTCCAGTAGTACCTTTATCCCCTATATTTCCTTTAGCGCCTTCTTCTCCTTTGGTGCCATCTATACCTTTCTGACCTTTGTCTCCAGAAATACCTTTGTCACCAGTAGTACCTTTTTCTCCAGTATCACCTTTAACACCGATCTCACCTTTAGCACCTTCTGATCCTTTTGCACCGACTTCACCTTTGTCGCCCTGTATACCTTTATCACCAGTAGTACCCTTCTCTCCAGTATTTCCTTTTGATCCAGTATCGCCCTTAACGCCTATTTCCCCTTTAGAACCTTTAAGACCTATTTCACCCTTCTGGCCCTTTTGACCCTTGTCTCCTTTAGCACCAACAAGTTGGGTAACACTACCAGGAGTTATTACCGCTGTTGTTTGAGGAGGAAGTGTTATATCGAAAACAAGTCCGCCTGCTTCTATTACTATGATTTCTACTTCAGCCATTAGGGGTTATTCTGAAATTTATGTTACGATGTCCTGCACTACCTCAAAGGTTCCATAGAACCAAGTCTCAACAGTGCCGGCAGATGTAAGTGTTGATTGAAAGCCATATACATATGTACCTGCTGGTACCTGCATATTAGCCGCTGTTATAGTTACCACGAGATTTCCATTGATATCTCCAGTAGCACTTATATCGGTATCGGCTATAACCAGTGGTCCATTGTCATATTCTCTAACTTCCATTTTAAAAGAGTATAGAGTAAGATCTAACTTCACACCATTCGAGGATGCTACAACAGAGTTTAAGATAAACGTGTCTCCACGACGCGTACAGATATTTAACTGTGCAGCGTTGTTCATATTTAAGTTTGTCGGGTTAGGACATGAACATGGACTATTTGAGCATCCGCAAGCCATATTACGATAGGGTTAAGTTTGTTATTACTTCTTCTTCCATTGGGGGCCTTTCTCCTTGACGTTGAGCAATTAATTTACTTTGAGCAGCAGCCTGCTTGTCTATACGAGCGTCTTTACGATTCTCTGATTCTGCTTGTTCTTGTTGCTTTACCCCACTCTCAATTTGTTGTTCAACAATACCGTACTCACCTTTTATGTTTTCTAATTGAATCTTGTATTGATACTCAAGTTCTAAGAGTTGTGCTTTTGCTTGTGTCTCTAATTGAATGCGCTGTGCTTCTATCTGAGCCTCCATTTGTTTTTTCTGCATTTCAATCTGACCAGCAACTTGTGATGACTCAGCATTTGCCTGTGCCTGCATCTGCATATTTTGAGCCGCCATTTGTTGTTGCTGCTTCATGCGCTTCTTACGACGAACAACTAATAATCTTTCTGCTTGCTCAACATCTTTGATTTGTCTGATAGCAATAGCGTCTTCAAGATCGATTTCTTTTTGAGCAAGTGCTATTTGAATGTTTTGTTCTAAGTAGGCTTTGTCCATCTCGTTCATTTCTGTAACAACCATTACTCCGAAGTTGTACATAGATAGATTATCAAACGATGTTATTACAGCCATGTTTGTTTCTCCAATAGCGTTGGTATACGCTTTATAAAGAATACTTTTTGGTGGTATAATCTGTAAACATTTCACAACGTCTTCACAAACCTTTTTGTAAAGAACCATAGCAGCGTTAGTAATATCATATATAGCATTGTTACCTGCGGCTATTTGCTGCTGTCTAACGCCTACAAGAGCATCTCCTTTAGGTGATGTTCCATCCATGACCTCATTGATCCCTGTGGCATCTCTAATCATCCTTAGATAGTGATTGTATATCGCAACCAATTCTGTGATGTTTCTGATAGCATTCCCTATTTCTCGAACCGGTGGGTTTTGGAAACCACCTTCTGGATTTTTACTTCTGTAATAGAAGATACCAGTTTGTTCGTATATGTCTTGAATCTCTAACGGCTGAAGTTCTCCGCCTCTACCAAGTTGTACATTCTCTAATCCCTCAATATCTATGATCAAGCCATCAGGCTTTGCCTTAGCAATAGATTGTTGAATCTTGAGGTGTGTGATTTGTAACATATCAGCAAACCCAATAACAGAGGAAACCATTGACTTCGGAATCATTCCTCTAATGTTTGTTGCAATGGCGCTGTATGATAATGTAGCACGGGAAATATCATGTACGTTCTTCGGTATGTTTTTCTTAGGGCCGTAGTCAAACATTAACTCTGTACCCACAATGTAAGTACCTCCGTATACCGTAGCGTTACTCATGTACAGTGCTTCTCGATCGTATACAGATTGCTGAGGAGCATTGTACTCTGTCCCTTTGTAATAAAAGCCTATGTTTCCATAAGCAGATTCTTTCTTCTCGTATATAATGTTGTCGACAGACATGAACTCAAAGTCCATAACTTCAACCTTGTACTCATCGTATCCCTGACGGTAACGTGTACCTGGACGATCATATGTATAGCCAGCAGAACTAAATTGAGTCGGATTGTTTCCGTACTTGTTCATTACTGTCTTTGCAATCTGTTCGTATTGTGCTTCAGTAAACTGATCACCAGCAATACGCTTGAGTTCCATTATGGTTATGAACTTGAAATGTCCAGCATATGTCAGGTCACCAAAGTTCGGATCATCAGTATAATTATGTACAAATCGTTTTGGATCAACATACTCTTCTTTGATGCCATAGTTAGGATCATTAGTACGTTTAGCCACAGCCATACCAAGAGTGGCCAAGTCTTCAACACAACGGCGATATATAGATTCATTAAAATTATTCCACTTGAGAGTCAGTTCAGTAGCAATCTGTGCAGATATCTCAGCGTCTGTTTTAATATTTGTATCAAGAAATATTTCTGTTTCCTCTGGTGTTTCCGGTAGTTCGTTTGGATCTATTGAAACATTTAAACCAAGTGCTTTGGCTTCTTCTATTATGTTACGGTTTTCGATACGTAAAATAGTAGAGGCTTTCTTTTTATCTTTTTCTGATCTGGAAAGAGGATCTATTGCCTGTATCTGTGGATACGGTTCTTTAGATAATATCTTGTTTACAACAATCTTTACAAACTTTGGTACAATCGGAACAGGCGTGTAATCAAGAGTTAGTAGTGTTCCGTCTCCATTGTTAGGGTCAAGAGAATTTAGAATCTGTCTGTATATAGACGTGTCTTGAGTTCCCTGGGCATAGTCTCTACAGCGTTCCATTTCTGTATTTCTTCTACCGTACAATGAATTTTGATAGTCACTCCCAACCCATTGAGCGAACATGGCCTTGGCATATTGCAGACCATAGGGCATAGACATCTTTTCCTCTGTGCCTGCTAAAGCGTCTGGAAAGGAAGACTGTCCTGATTTATATTGGTTATCCATACTTGAGATTGCTACTTATGCAAATATACTTCTTATTATTTTCGTATAATTATCTGACCCTTTCTGAAGAATTGCTTCTTTTCGAAATCAGTTTTAACTTGAACAGGCTTATGTCCTTGAGCAGCAAGCAATGCCAATCCACTTGATATAGAAAGGTCATACTTAGTTCTGTCATCTATTTTAAAATTAACCCAGTCTTCAAGGGTTCTTTCAAAATACATTTTCCCAAACGCAAGCGTATCTTCATTGAGTCCAACGTGATCGTGGATGTATGCTTCTATCGCTTGAGCATGAGCCTGTATGACATCTTTTGAATTCGATGGTATACCCTTTGTTTTAGTTTTGGTGCTTTGGAATTTAGAGCCTAAGTGTTCTGGTCTTTCCATTAAGAAGTGGTCGTAACCCCTTGTCTCAAAGTACCTTGCGATACCGTACTTATTGTTTTCAATTAACACAGGGTAACCGTAAAACTTAGCAGCCATCAAAACATCCTCGTAAAATATTTTAGCAAGAGGTGGTCGTGATGCGTATTCAGCGACAAACATATTTGATGGGTGACCCATGTTGAATTTGTTGTAGAAATGACATGCGCCCTTTGATCCTCTTCCGTCTACTGTTGCATCAATATCATAACTATCCACGCCAGCACAACCTATCCAGGCATTTTCAGGTTTTGGTTTGTTTCTCAAATCAGAAGGGGGCATCCATGCTACACGCCATCTTCCGTTTGGATCAGGCTTAAACATAACTTCTGTGTCCTGCTTACCTCCTGACCAAACAAAGTTTCCTACTACAACTGGAGAAGGATATAGATCATCATTGTATTCTATCTGTTCGTAAATCTTTTGTACGTTGAACAGAGATGCTTTAGCGCTGTCTCTAAATGCCTCTGCTTCAGTGAACGGGAACTGGCGTATTACCTCATTAAGTTCATAAGAATCGTTTACCAATGCTTTACGCTCATTCTTTAAGTAAGTCTTTGCTCCTATAGATATAGGCTCATCAAACTCCGTATAAACCGTTTTCTCTGGGTCTTCGACCACTGGCATCCCATACTTATCAAAGAAGCCCTCAAGTGCATCGTAAGACGGTATAAAGACAGAGTACAGTCCACTGCGTGTTCGACCGTTGTCGTTTCTTTCTCTTGGATCGCTTGCACCATACAAATCCCTAAACTGTTTACCACCACAATCCAGTGGATTGACAGTGCTACCAACAAGAGCCTTTCCTACGATTCTACGTCCAACTAATAAACAAGTACGCTGTATCCTCCAAGCCTCTCTTATGTCGTTCCCCTTTTCCCACTTACCTGCTTCATCCAGATATAACATATGTAGTTTCTCCCCATCATATGCATTGGTCGTAGTATTCTTCCAGTTTACAATTGTATTGAGTGCCTCACCAGAAGAAGCAGTCTTATTTTTCTTCGTGATTCTTTTTGAAGGCTCACGAAATGCGAGTTCCATACGGGGGTTGGTAGTACCGTCTTGTATAGGCTTAAAGAAAAAAGGCAGTGACTTATACATAGGCACCACCTTCTTCATAAATATATTTTCTTGTGCATCTGTTCCTGTCTTCGACATGATGCCCAATAGTTTTTCTTTTACCTGAGTGCCCTCATTAACAAGTATAGACGCAGACATATTTGTGTATCCAGAACGACGACACTTCACGTAGATCTGTCCAACACATCTTGGATCCTTTATGCATGCCTCAAGATGTATGAATAGTTTCCTTTGAAAGTCAAGGAACGATGGGTATCCAATATCGATCTTACACCACTGTAAGAAGAAGTAGTGGTTACCTGTGATATAGGTAGGTACCCCGTTGTTGTAAAACCATACTCCATCTCTACGTCTTTTAAATTCTTGACTTATATAGGGCGTGAACTTTTTTCTAAATGACTCTGGCATTCCCAGCCACTCTTCCATCGACCGGATCTTTTTAAGATCATCAGGAAGCCCCTCTCTCACCCATCTTTGATCTTCCTTTTTTAAATTATTAAAAAGTATATCTTTCTTGGCTGGTTGCTTAGGGAACTGTATGGGTAAGTCAAAGTATAACCTGACGTTGCCTTCGGTTTTGTCAGGGCAGATATTTATTACAATCTCATCTTCTATTTCTACAAGTCCCGCCATTGTTTAATAATCCCAGTAGATGAAGACTTGATTACTTTGAGAATTTTTCTGCGAATCCTCCTGAATAGTCTTGTTCTTCTTTAATCTGTCCACTTTCTTTAAGTGTCTTAATGAGTTGTTCAAGTCTTTCTCTTTCAACAATAAGTTCTTTAGCGTCAACAGCGGTAATTTTAATTGACTGAAGTTCAGCCTTTCTTTGAGATCCGCTAAGTTCTTGATCTACAGGCTTTTGTATTTCAGCAATCATGTTGT